AAGGATGCTAGATTTGTTGATGCAACAGAAGGTCAAAATACTTCTCAAGAAGATGGTATGGCAGATGTTGTAGATGCAAATGATTTTTTAAGTTCGAGGTTCTAAAATGGCTAGAGTTGCTGTTCAACTGACTGACTTCACAGCAGGTGAGTTTTCACCTAGACTAGATGGTCGTAATGATTTAGCTAAATATTCTTCAGCTTGTAAAAGATTAGAAAATTTTGTCGTGTTTCCACATGGCTCAGTTGTAAGAAGACCGGGAACATCATTTATAGCAGAGGTTGCTGACAGCGATAACAAAACAAGATTGATACCTTTTGAATTTTCAACAACACAAACTTATATGCTTGAGTTTTCAAATTTAAAAATGAGAGTGTATAAAGATAAAGGTGCTGTACTTGAAGGAGATAAAACTATAACTGGAATCACACAAGCTAATCCTGCTGTCGTAACAGCTAGTTCACATGGTTATTCTAATGGTGATGAAGTATCAATTAGTAGCGTTTCTGGCATGACTGAAGTTAATGGGAAAAGATTTTTAGTTGCAAATAAAACTACCAATACATTTGAACTACAAGACAAAGATGGTGTTAATATAAACAGTACATCATTTACCGCTTATGCTTCAGGCGGTGTATCAAATAAAGTTTTCGAAATAACAACACCATATACGACTGCACAGCTTTTTGATTTAAAATTTGCTCAAAGTGCTGATGTTATGTACATTACACATCCTGAACATGAAGTAGAAAAATTATCACGTACTGGTCATACATCTTGGACTTTGACTGATGTTGATTTTACAAAAGGACCAATGCAGGATCTTAATACTACAGATACAACATTAAATCCTGGTCAAGCAGGAGTAGGTACAGGTGTAGCTTTAGTTGCCTCTGCTGTTACGGGTATCAATGGAGGTTCTGGTTTTCAATCCACTGATGTTGGCAGATTTGTTTTTTTAAATTCAGGTTATGCAAAAATAACTGCTGTTGCAGATACAACAAATGCAACAATTACAATTATTACAGCTTTAGATAGTGCAAATGCTACAGCAAATTGGAGACTAGGTGCTTTTTCAGATACTACGGGTCATCCTTCTTGCGTAACTTTCTTTGAACAAAGATTGGTATTTGCAGGAACTTCAGAGCAACCTCAAACAATATTTTTTTCTAAATCAGGTGATTATGAAAATATGGATGCAAATATTGGAGGTACAATAGCAGACAGTGATGCTATTATTTACACGATTGCATCTAACCAAGTTAATGCAATTAGATTTATGACTGCCACAAGAACATTAATTATTGGAACAGCAGGTGGTGAGTTTACTGTATCGGGAGGTGGTACAGATGTTGCAATAACACCAACTAATATATTAATTAAAAAACAATCAAATCATGGTGCAGCAAATGTTGATTCAATATCCGTAGGTAATGCAACTTTGTTTTTACAAAGAGCAAAAAGAAAAATTAGAGAACTTGCATATAACTTTGATGTTGATGGTTATTTAGCACCTGACATGACTATACTTGCAGAACATATTACTGAAGATGGAATAACACAGATGGCATATCAACAAGAGCCTAATCAGCTTGCTTGGATGGTAAGAGGCGATGGAGAGCTTATAGCTTTAACTTATCAAAGAGAACAAAAAGTTGTAGGTTGGCATAGACACATTTTTGGTGGTAGATTTGGTAATGCAACAATCACAGTTACTGATTACGATAACATTGCAAATGGAACAAGAATTATTTTAACAAAAGCAGATGGAACAGAAACAACATTTACATCTTCTACAACTGATGTATCCGGTAAGTTTCATACCGAAACAAGTAACAATCAAACAGCAACAAACTTAAAAACATTAATAGATGCAGATAGTAATTTTACAGCAACAGTCAGTAGCAATGTAGTTACGATCACGGAAACAACACCTATATCTACAGGTTTTCTTACTATTACATCTTTAGATGATGCTACTAGATTAGCAAAGACTGATGAGGGTAAAGCAGTTTGTGAAAGTGTAGGTGTTATTCCTACAGACGATACTGAATATGAAGTTTATGTAATCGTAAAAAGAACTATTAATGGATCTACAAGAAGATTTGTAGAAGTCTTAAATACTTTTGACTTTGATGAAACAGATAACACATCATTAAATTTTTTAGATAGCGCATTAACTTATAGTGGCTCTGCAGCTACATCTATATCTGGACTTGATCATCTTGAAGGACAAACAGTTTCAATATTAGCAAATGGTGCAACACATCCTGATAAAACAGTAAGCTCAGGTGCTATAACCTTAGATCGTTCTGCAACAAATGTTAAAGTTGGTTTAGCTTATACTTCGCTTTTACAGACAATGAGATTAGATGCTGGAGCGCAAAACGGAACATCGCAAGGTAAAACAAAAAGAGTTTATGAAATTACAGCAAGACTTTTGGAATCTATAGGTATTGAGATTGGTCCTGATCTATCTAATTTAGAAAGAGTACCTTTTAGAAGTTCTGCTGATACTATGGACAAGGGAATATCTGTGTTTACCGGGGATAAAGAAGTAGAATTTAGAGGGAACTATGATACTGATGGATTTATATTTGTAAGACAAACTCAACCTTTACCTTTGACGATTTTATCGTTATACCCAAGGTTAGTTACTAATGATGGATAATATACTACATATAGTACCATATGAGAGCAAACATAGGAGTTTAATTTTGGCAAGTCAAATGAATCACATTTTAATGGACAAAGATAAAGAATACAGCATGGATGGCAAGTTATTAGAAGAAAACGGATTAGCTTTTTCAGGAATATACAACGATAAAATCATTGTTGCTGGAGGAATGAAATTGTTATGGGAGGGTGTTGCCGAAGGTTGGGTGATGGCAAATAAGGATGTTTGGAAGCATCCTATAATTACAGCTAGAGCTATAAAAAAAAATTTTGAGAAAGCTGCTAAAGCAAAAAATTTAAAAAGAGTTCAAACTGCTATCAGAAGCGATTTTACAGTAGGAAAAAAATTTGCAAAGTGGTTAGGTTTAAAAGAAGAAGGTTTAATGAGAAGATACGGATTTGATGGATCAGATCAGTATATGTATGCGAGGATATTTTAATGAGTAATACAATAGTAGCAGCAGTAGGTGTTGCTCAAATTAGACAACAAGCAGCTATCGGTAAATACAATCAGCAAGTTCAAAATAGAAATGCAAAAATAAAAGAACAAGAAGCTCAAATACTTGATGATAAATTAAATTTAGAACTATCACAATTTGATCAACAGTTTCAAAGATTACAAGGAAATCAAACTGTAAATACTCTTAAACGTGGAGTTACATTCACTGGATCTGCACAAAACATAGCTTTATCAAATTTATTTCAAGCAGAGCTAGAGAGAGATATTGCTAGATATAATAACGAAATAGGCAAAGCTAGAAGATTTGAAGAGGCAAATTTTTCTCGCATTCAAGGTAATTTAGCAAGACAAAGAGCAAGACTTGCACAAATACAAACCGCTTCACAAGTTGGAACAAGTTTACTAACTATGGGTAAATACACACCACCAGGAAATTAATATGCCAAAGATACCAACATTTACAGCTAGAGGACAAATTACAACACAAGGTCCAGGTGTTGTTTCTAATATACAAGTTTCTCCTTCACAAAATATAGGAGCAGCATTACGACCAGTTACAAATTTTTTAGAAAAAGAATATATTAAAGAAAGAACATTAGAAGAAAATAATAAAGTAGATAAATTAATTAGCGATACTTATAATGATAATAAAGATGGACCAAATGGTTTAAGTACTATTGTGTCAGAGACTGGTAAAAATGGAAACCCATCAGAAGCTGATTTATATTTTAATAACGAAACTGATAAACTCTATAAATTTTTTGAAGCAAGTAAAACAAAAAATTTAAGTAGATTTGGTAAACAAATTTTTAAAAGTAAATTTTATGCTTCTGCTGCAGAGCTTAAATCCAATGCTTTACTAGAATCAAGAAAAACTCAATTTAAAAATACAAGTGATATTGACACAGATTTTATAACAAAAAAAACTTTGAATCTTTCTAAACTACAAGATGGAGCTGGATTACAACAAATATTTAAATCAATAGATTCAAGATTAGATAATAACCCCTATTATAATGAAAGACCAAATTTAAAAGCTGAAGTAAAAAAAAATTATCAACAATTTGGAGCTATTGCTGTTGCAAACAATTTGTTAGTAACTAATCCTGCTCTGTTAAAAAAACAATTAGAAACTGGAGTGTTTGATGTCTTAGAACAAAAAAACATATTAGAATTTGCACAAAAAGCTGACGAAGCAATAAAAGACGAAAAATTTAAAATACTATCAGGTAATATTAATAGAGTTGGTGTAGATGAAAATTTACCACCCTCAACACTTTCTAAGCTTGTTGATAGCTTATCTAAAGGTGATTTTAGAGGAAATAAAAATTTACAAAATATATATAATAAATTTTCAACACAAGAAAAAAGAGAGTTTGCAAGATATGTTTTTAAAAAAGGAAGAGAAAAAAGAAATGAATTATTATTTGAAGTTCAGTCTGCAGAAGCTTCAAGAAAATTACAAACTAATGAACTTTATGACGAAGTTATGGAAGATATAAATCCTCAATATGGTATCGACCAAAAAAGAATAAATAATGCTTTTGAAAAAGACCCTCCAGGATTGGATCAATTTTCAGATTTAAATAATAAAATTCAAATAAAACAATCAAAAAAAGAAACAGTTATTTCTGATGCGGACTTAAATAGAAATATTATTGGCATGATCGTTACAGATAGAATAAATAGTATTACAGATAAATTTACTTTAACAGGTGAAACTGAGCCATTATCAATAGTAGAAAGATTTGATAAAGGTAATGATGTAGATGACATTAGATTTTATGCAAATATTTTAAAACAGCAAAACACAAATCCAGTAGTTTTTAAAAGACAATTTGAAGCATTTTATTCTTTTTTAGAAAATACAAGAAACTTAATAGCTTCCGATTCAATTAAATTTATTGATAGCACAACATATAATAAAACATTAACTGCTTTTAAAAGAGATATGTATGATAGATTTCAAAAAGGATTATCACAAGGACTAAAACCTGTTGAGCTTATAGATCCAACAAGTAAAAATTTTATAGCAAAAGATTTTATTAGTTATACTGTTGATAAAAATGAAGTTTTTAAAAGCATGATGAAAGATGTAAAGAAAAAAAATAACGTTCCTAAAAGACTACCTGATGAATCTTTTAAAGATTACAAAAAAAGAACAAATCAATAATGAGTGAAATACAAAAGGATATTCAATTAATGAAAGATGCTGGATTTAATCCAGTGGAAATAGAAAATTATAAACAAGAACAAATTGGCATTATGCAGGAAGCTGGATTTGATGATCAAGAAATACTATCGGAATTTGGTGTTAAACCCATAGATAACTCAGGCATAGCAACAATATATGATTCTTTTGTAGGTTTGAACAGAGAGTCTCTAAAAGATGTTTATGCAAAAATAAAAGAAGCAGAAGATAAAGATGATAGATCTCTTTATGAGCAAGCAGTTGGAAAAGGATTTAATGATATTGCAGAAAGAATAAAAGCTGGTTGGAATACCGCAACTATCGATTTAATACAAAGTCAATATAATATTCCAAATATTGATGGTACAGAACAATCAGAAAAATATTTTAATTTAGAATTTGAAGACACTGGTTTTTTAGAAAGAAATCTTACAAACGCAGCAAGAATTGCAAAAGATTTACCTTTATATATTGCTGCTGCTATTCCATTTAGTAGAGTTAAAGCACCTGTTGCAGGTTCTGGTTTTGCAGTAGGGTCTATTAGAGAGACTTTTTTAACGATGAGAGAAAAGGGTCAAGTAGGAACTTGGGGAGAATTTTGGGATGCTTACAGAAAGTATGGTATTAAAGCTGGTCTAAAAGAGGCAGCTCAGTTATCTGTAGCAGGAAGATTTGGAAGAATATCTAATAAATTTTTTCCTTCTTTGTTTGCAAGAGTTACAGGTTTTGAGGGAACAGGTGCAATAATTGAAAGAAGTTTGCCAAGCAAAGATCAACTTATTGATTCATTTATATTATTTGGTGCTTTTGGTTTAGGAGAAAGAGGTGCTTTAAAAGCAAGCAAAATCATCAAAAAAACTAAATATGATGCAGTTGATCTTACAACTTTATTTAAATTAGATGAAAGTGTTAAACAGGATATGTCTAGTATTAACATTGAAATACCTAGAATGATGAGCAACATTATCGAAAAACGAACTGGACAAAAAATTGAAATTGAACCAGATTTTACAAAAGGTTTAGAAATGTCTGAAGTTGTTACTAAATTTCTTGAAAGAGTAAAATTTGATAAACCAAAAGACTTTACCGAATCAAAAAATCTTTTTACAAGACTTTTTATCGATAGACTTCATCCTATATTAAAATTAGTTGAACGAGTTGAAAATACAAAAAATACTACAGGTAAACTTAATATTTATGAACAATTTAGAGTTCTCGTAGGTATGACTAATCGTGCAGGATCTTTGATTAATAGAGGTATGCTTAGAGCCAAAGATTTAGAAATTATTGGTAAAAGTTTTAATGAAGTTTTACAACCATTAAAATTAGAAAATTTACAAGGAAAAATAGAAAAAGGTTTTTTAGGAAAAGAAAATGTCGTAGAAGGAAAGTTGGCAACAGAAGCTGTTTTAAAAAAACAATACGCAGAATTAAACGCATACTTAGTTGCAAGAAGAGTTTTAGAATATGATCAAAGAGGTTTCAGCTCGGGTTTTGACGTTGCTCAAGCAAAAAAAGTAATATCAGAGTTAAAATCTAAATATGATAAAATAGCAAAAGACATTGATATTTATCAAAGACAACTATTAGAATACGCTAGAGATCTTAATTTAATAGATAAAGCTGCTTTTGAGGCTATGATAGAAGCTAATAAAAGTTATGTACCTTTTGCAAGGATTGCAGAAACAATGTTAGATGGAAAACAAACGGGTTATACTAAAATTGTTTCTAATCCATTCAAAAGAGTAAAGGGTGGTGAGCAAGCTTTATTTGATCCAATAGAAACAATATATAGTAATACTTTTAGAATAGTAAAACTTGCAGAAAGAAATAATAGTCTTGTTAAATTTTTTGATTTTATAGAAAAAAATAAAGATGTTTTTCCTGATATAAATAAAATTTCTCAAAGGACTGAAGTTAAAATTGAAAGATCTAAATTACAAGATATTTTAGATGATCCATCAAAAGTTTCTGACGCAGGTATAGTTAATTTAAATGTTTTTACAAAAGAGTTTATGAGATCAGACACTAACACTGTAACAGTTTATAGAAATGGAAAAATAGAAAATTGGGATGTAGGCAGAGATCTTGCACAGGCTCTAATGGAATTTACACCATCTGAAATGGGTGCAGTAACAAAAATTCTTGGATTACCAGCTAGAACATTAAGAGCTGGTGCAACAACATCACCAGACTTTGTATTTAGTAACATCGCAAGAGACACTGTGTTAGCACCTATTTTTTCAAAATCTGGATTTGTTCTTGGATGGAGTTCATTAAAAGGTGCTTACATTATGGCAGCAGCGAAGACTGGAGCAAGTAAAAAGGCAGGAGAATTGTTTAAACTTTGGGAGAAGTCAGGAGGTATGCAATCAACTCTAATATCATTAGATAGAAATATTTTTGATAAACCTGCAATCAATCAATTAACCAATAGAAGAATTAGAAATATGATGAAAAATCCATTAGAGATTTTAAGAATAATGTCAGAGGTAGGAGAAAACATTACACGTCTAGGTGAGTTTGATCTTGCTTATAGAAAAGCTGGTAAAGAGGGATTAAAAGGTAGAGAAAGATTAGAAAGAGCAGGATTTGAAGCAAGAGATGTTACAATAGATTATGCAAAAATGGGTTACTATATGAAAGCTTTAAATCAAGTTTCAGCTTTTTATAATGCAAGAGTTCAAGGTTATGTAAAAATTTATGACGCTTTTACAAAAAGACCCGCAAGAGCAATGACAACTATTTTTGCAGGAATAGTATTACCTTCACTTTATTTCTGGTATGCAAACAAAGATGATCCAATTTACAGAAGACAACCTAGATGGGTCAAAGATAATTATTGGGTGGTAGTTGTAGGAGAGGGTGAGGATAGAAAAGCATATCGAATACCTAAGCCTTTTGATTTAGGAATTGTATTTGGCACTGGCACGGAACAATTTTTAGATTATGTTTTTACCAATCATCCAGAAAATATAAAAAATTTTAGAGAATTTGCTTTAGATTTTATTGGCAATCAAATGAAAAATTTAAATCCTTTGCCGACTTTTCTTGTTCCGCCTTTAGAAACATATATGAATAAAAGTTTTTTTACAGGCAATCCGATTGTGCCGTTTTATATGGATCAAAAACTTCTTTCACCTTATCAATATAATCCTTATACCACAGAAACATCAAAACTAATTTCAAGAACAATTATGACTATATTTGGAAATAATCCAAATTATACAGCATCTCCTCTTGTTATAGAAAATTGGATTAGAGGTTGGACTGGTGGACTAGGAAATTATATGTTGATGGCTTTAGATAAAGCTTTAATCACCTCTGGTGTTATTGATGATCCAGTAAAACCAAAAGATTCTTTAACAAAAATACCAGGTATTCGTGCATTTAATTTAAGAGATCCTTCTTTGCAATCAGAATTTATTACAGACTTTTATAGAGATTTTAACAAAGTTAAAAAATTTAGAACAACTTTAAACTTTTTGCTACAAACTGGGAATAAAAAAGAAGCCAAAAGAGTTGCAAAACAACTTGAAAAAGTCAAAATAAAACAAGTAGTTTTAGAAAGAAATAAAAAAACTTTGGATGATATAAGAAAAGCCATACGTCTTATACATAATAATAGAGAAATAAAACCAGATGAGAAACAAGAGGCAATAGACAAATTGGTTTTAAGAGCTATACAGATAGCAAAACTAAGTTTAGAGGGTATGTATGGAGTTCCAAAAAAGGACAATAAATGATATATACAGTTCTAATATTGATATTAAATAGAAAAAAAGATATAGGTTTTTAATTATGACAATATCATCTACAACAGTTAAAAATTCATATTCAGGAGATGGCTCAACTACAGCCTTCAGTTATACTTTTAAAATCTTTGCGGATTCTGATTTACAAGTTATTATTAGAGATGCGAGTGCAACCGAGACTGTAAAAACAATCACAACCCACTACACTGTTTCTGGAGCTGGAGATGCTAATGGAGGATCTGTTACTTTTACAAGTGGTAACATTCCTGCATCTGGAGAGACTGTGGTTCTTAGAAGAGCTGTCCCGCAAACACAAGCGATTGATTATATCGCTAATGATCCATTCCCTGCGGAGAGTCATGAAGAGGGTTTGGATCGTGCAATGATGACCTTACAACAAGTTCAAGAAGAGGTTGATCGTTCTATCAAGTTATCAAGGACAAACACAATGACTTCTACAGAGTTTGCTATTGGTGCAACTGATAGAGCAAATAAAATTTTAGCTTTTGATTCTTCTGGTGAAATTTCAGTCACACAAGAACTTGGAACATTTAAAGGTAACTGGTCTGCATCAACATCGTATAACGTAAGAGATATTGTCAAAGACACTTCAACAAATAATATTTTTATTGTAAACACAGCACACACCTCTTCAGGTTCACAACCTTTAACCACTAACGCAAATTCTGCTAAGTATGATTTAATTGTAGATGCAGCTACCGCAACAACACAAGCATCTAACGCAGCAACTTCAGCGACTGCTGCAGCATCATCTGCTACGGCAGCAGCGAGTTCTGCAACTACTGCTACGACTCAAGCAAGTAACGCATCTACTTCGGCTTCAAATGCCTCTAGTTCAGCAACTGCAGCTGCAAACTCTGCAACAGCTGCCGCTAATTCTGCTGATGCTTTTGATGATATTTACTTAGGTTCAAAATCATCCGATCCTTCTACCGATAATGATGGCGATGCTTTAGCAGCAGGAATGCTTTACTTTAACACCACAGATGATGTGCTTCGTGTTTATTCAGGTTCAGCTTGGCAAAATGCTGCTGTAGATACAACTAGCTTTATTACAGTTTCTGGAACACAAACTTTAACAAATAAAACTTTAACATCTCCTAAAATTGGTACTTCTATTTTAGATACAAATGGAAATGAACTTACTAAAGTAACAGCAACGGGTTCAGCAGTAAACGAATTTACAGTAGCCAACGCTGCAACTGGTAATGGTCCAAGACTATCAGTAACTGGCGATGATAGTAATATTGATTTAGATTTATTAGCTAAAGGCACAGGTCATGTAACTGTTAGAGGTAATACAAACTCTGGTGCTATACAATTAAATTGCGAAGTTAATACACATGGTCAGCAAATTAAAGCACAACCTCATTCTGCGGGTGTTACTAATAGTATGTTGTTACCTGCTGGTGCTGATTCAACTTTAGTATCTTTAGTTTCAACAGACACACTAACTAATAAAACTTTAACAGCTCCAAAGATTGCAGATGCAGGTTTTATTGCAGATGCAAATGGAGCAGAACAAATTATATTTCAAACAACAGCTTCAGCAGTTAATGAATTAGAAGTAACTAATGCTGCAACAGGAAATAATCCTGCTATCGCTGCGTCAGGAGATGATTCAAATGTTGGACTTGAATTTACAGCAAAAGGAAGTGGGTTTATTAAATTTAATGATTTAGCTTATATTCCACAACAAGCATTAACATCATCTTCAAATGCTGTTGCATGGGATGTTCAAGCAAAACCAAACGCATATCATTTAACGACTGAAAACACGACATTCTCTGCACCGACAAACAATGTTGAAGGTTCTTTTATTTGTTTAGAAATTAATTACAATGGTTCACACACTATTGCATTTAATACTGTTTTTGAATTTGCAGCATCAACTGCACCAACATTTACTTCAACAGATGGCAAAACTGATATATTAGTTTTTAGATACAATGGAGCTGTATGGCAAGAAGTAGGTAGAACCTTAAACTTAAGCGAGAGTTAATATGTACGCATTAATCATAGATAATAAAATAGATCAAATCATTACTGCACCTAAATCATTAGTTATTGGTGATGTAAGATACCCAGCTAAAATATTTCAACTTTGGACAAAATCTGAAAAAGAAGCGGTTGGAATTTATGAAGTCGTAACAGACTTATCTAATTATAAAGATGAACAATATTATAATAATACAAATGAACAATATAATTTTGCAGATGGACAAGTCACTAGATCGTGGGGAACTGCAACAGCAAAAAGATTAAATGATGAAAATGCAGTAGATGATGATGGTAATAATATTTTAGATCAAGATGGCAACCAAGTTATTAATTATGGTT